TTCTTACGTTTACCAACTGAAGCTTTTAATTCGCCTTCAACGTCTGGCCATCGCAATTGATTGGCAACTGAAAAAATACTAAGACCACCAATCCATTTGTCTTCAGCTTCTGATATGTTCCTTAAATAAATTGCCAACTCCTTATTATCAAGTTTGCTGCCTTTAATTGTATAAGGTAACAATCTTATAAATTTTTCCAAGTCACGATACATTACAAATTTGTTGCAATCATTGCAAAAGAACTGATGAGTACTACAAGTTATCATATTATCGACATCAGTTATTGATAGCTCCTTGACTATAAATCCAGTACCATGTGTTATACATGGATATAGTAAGTCATCTTGTAACATACTGGATGGTGTACACACTGTACTATAAGCATTGATAATTTCACGATCACTAATACATTTTGGTAAACCATTGGCACCATCATCACCAGAGGCTGCTAACTTATATTTGTCTTTAGGCACAAGCAACAGGACCTCACTTATAAAGCGAAGTAAACAAATAACAACTATCGTATTAAGTAATGTGGTACAACTCTTACCTGAAAAAACTGTAGCAAGTATTGTAATAAACTGTTTATCCATACGCATATTTTCAGGCAAACTATCATTATCAATCAAAATCTTAACCCATTTTGCCATTGCATGTTTCCTGAAACAATCATCTTGTAGTAAATTAGCTAATTGAGCAAATAAATCATAACATTCAAAATGTATTTGCTTCATCTGAATTGAATTACTACGATCGAACCCTTCAAAGTCACTACAAACAACTTTCAAATCTAAATCTTTCCACAACTTATGTTTGTCCGCTTTCTCTTGCCAAGACTGACCAGGAGAATAACCGAAAAGTTTATTACGTATACGTTGCTCAACTGCGAAACAAACTGGACCTAAAACGAACTTGTCCGGTTCGTTAACTTGACTAACAGTACGTGTTTTGGCATTTCCAGTACCCTTATCCGCCTTACAAAACACGCGTGTAAAATAAATTTCCAACTCCTCTATTGTAAAATCAAACAATGGATCTTGAAGCACTTGCTGTTTATGTGTTAGATGGTTATAGAAAATTGCCCTACTTGCCTTTAAATCTATGAGTAATTCTTTTAAATCTGGAATCATTGTAATACGAAAAAATGCAAGAATATTGTCTACAACACGTGGATTTGCACCGATTGGAGCCTTAATCTGCCTCAAAAGACAACTGAGATAGTTACGATAATAATGGCCGTAAACAACTACTTTCTTATCTTTATCATCAACTAAATTTACTAGAAATTGTACAAAATATTGCTGTTTCTCTCCTGTGAAAATTGGATCCATATCCTCCCATTGATCTTTGGTAAAGTACATAGGGATACGAGTATGAAGTTTTAAATTGAAGTTCTTCATACTATTGACTTCTTTCAACATAAAAAAACCAACACAAGCTTTGGGTATATATTTAAGAATAAAATAAGCTCCTGTTGGTCCTGATTTTCAACTAAAAAGTTTACCAAAGATTTTAAAACCAGTGATTGCAATGCCAATTTTTGCTAAAAAGGCTGGTAATCTTTTACACCATTCCATGAAGTTATGTGTATTTATATAGACTGAATCACAAAACGTGAAATTTTTAGTACTGTTCTCATTCAAATTAATGACGTCGTATGTTGAAGTATTCCTAAGAATGTGTTTTACACCACCATCCACAATACGCTCGTATTTCGTTGTAGCTTTAAGTGTAATGTCACCAGTTTGAAATGCATGGAGCACCTGCGTATTATTATGTAACTTAAAAGTCGTAGCACTTAACATCATAATGGTAACTTCCCCGATAGCGAATCGCAATGCTGTATTAAATTGCTCTGTTGTATAAATAATAGGTGATTGGTATAATAAATTACGTAATAAGTTAATTATTAGGACATCTTTTTCCACTATAACTTGTGACGTTTTATTCAATGACGTCAAAAATGATGTCTTGAGTGACGTTATCGTTTTTGTCGAAATTATCGTCGATGCAAAACTGGTAATATGCTCAAAGGTGGTGCTATTGATGTTATTGTCAAATGAAACAATCTCTGGTAAATAATCCGGTTTAATAACTACATAATCAACGGATTTGTCTTTAGATTCTGGATCCTTAACACGTATAACATCTTTGTGACTATAGTTATCGAGGTTCGTCAAAATTGCTGCCCAATCACTTATTGCGACTGTAATTTCTTCAATGATTGGCAGGACAGAACCAACAGATGAAGAATTTTTGTCATCTGGAACCTTGGGAAGACTTAAAACATTAGTAATTAACCATTCTCTTTTAAGTTTAGCGTCATCAGCTGATAAATAGAATGTTGCAGGCATTGGTTTTGTTCCCTGTGCACCCTTAGCTTGTTGATGTTTGTCATCGACACACTCTTGACCGCAGCTGAGATGACTAAACATAGCACAATCTTTATAAGGACATTGGTATTTAAATTGACTATGAGTACTAATAAGGTCGTCAGCAGTGAGTTGTTTAGCTTTGAAAGCACTATGAACATGTGCATAGTAATTACCGCAGCTAAAACATTTATGACCATGTAGGTTATTTTCACGAGTTAGAAACATTTGACGTAATCTCTCCAAGTCAACTTGTTGTAAGGTTGGTGGAGAAGCTTTATTGTCACGAGCAAGATTTTCAGCACTAGTTGATTCAAGCGGTTTATACTCGTACGGTTTGGTTGGTTTAACTAAATTTGTCTCCTTAAAATTTTTTTGTATAGCAGTAACGGTTTCATAATTTTCATGGAGATCAACTGTGCCAGTAAAGAAAACTGAAGGATTAAGCATCGTATTCTTGGCACCCTTATTCACATTCATTACACAAGCAACGATTCTCTCATTGTAAAGATTAAAGCTTTTCAGTACTGTAATTGTGAAATTCTTATAATTAACTGAGTTGAACTTCCAAAGATTTGTTAAAATATCCGGATGATAATAAGTACGCTCAACATTATCGTCAGAATACGGTGAATAGGCTATTGAGTTATCATTACGAAGCCAATATCCACAGTTGTAATTTACATTATCAATACTACAGACAATCTCAGAAGCGACAACCTTAGGATCAAAAATATGAGCTATAAAATACATTGGCCTCTTGGTTGTAATAAGTGGCGTCAAATTATCAAAACCATAATAAACTGAATCATTGCAAAAGATTGCGTCACAATTATTGACATGATAACAATGATTTTGACAACTACAATAGACACTCCTGTCTAAATGTGTTGTAATTGCATTTAAGCGAGTATGGTCTTTCTGTGTAATGAGACTGCGATTAACGTGTACGCCAAGTTGATAATAATCAGTAAAGATCTTGGTGCGTGAACTACCATATTTATCATAAACCCTTTTATGCTTCTGTTGCTTAATATAATTAAAAATGAAGTCATGAGCAACATTACGACAAACTGCCAATGGGGCATGAGGATTGGTATTCATAGCTTTATGATGATCAGAAAAACTATAAAGTTTGCCACCATACTTAACCGCGTGGTAACTGATTATCTGTTCGCTCTTATCTTTAACAAGTGAAGCTGACTTTATGGGATTTACGCTGTTCAAAATAGTAGTTTGATTTTTGGAGTAATTTGTAGTTGAATCTAATTCTAACAGAAGTTTTTTTTCTTCTTCAAACACCATAACGTCTAAAACTTCATAAACAAAACGGTAGAAAACCTGCACATTCTGTAATTTGTCTATTAAAAAGTTCTTATCAGTTGAACTTATAACACCAACAACCTTACCTAGTGATGATTCTTGGATCTCTGGAATACACTTTGACAAAAATTCATAAATAATGTCTTGTAGTATCTCCATGTTGGTTCTCGTGAGTTGTTTGTTAACAGGCCACAGAGGGAAAACATATTTGTGGTCTGAAACTAAACGCAAGTATCCTGTAGGAAATGATGCATCAATGCGTTTATATACACACCTTGACAAAAGTTT